CCCCGAGGACGCCGCGAGCTCGTCTCCCCACGCGCGCAGCTCGTCGATGCTCATCGACAGCAGGAAGCTGAGGAATTGGGCGCTTCATCAAGCGGCCCTCAGTGCATTCATGGTCTCGGCCATCAGGACGTATCCCACGCGGCCCTGCGCGTTGATCTTCACGTTCGGGCGGTCCATCTTCAGGCCGGCAGGCAAGCGGAAGGCGCCGATAGATTCAATCACGCCAGACCAGATCAACTCCGTGCCGTCGTACAGGGTAAAGGTGATGCTCGATCCGTCGGGAAACTCCGGCAGGACGGCGGCGTTCGAGGCGTTGAAAGGCTGTGTGTTGAAGGCGAGGAAGTTGAACCCGCCGTGCATGTTGTCTGCCGCCAAGAGCGCCACATTCTCGGCTGTCGCCGCAACTCGTGCCGCCGCAATCGCATCGGCCGCCTGCGGGGTCAGTCCGGTATCGAACACCACCTTGGCCGCGCCAAAGTTGCAGGGCTCGGCAAGCACGAATTCCTTGCTGCGCCATTCCATCGTCAGCGGGGTCGCCTCGTCGGAATCGAAGGCACAGATTCCGCTCGTGGTCGTGACCCACATATCGCCGGAGGTTTCATCGACGTAGAGCGCGTTCGCCGAGACATCGAGCGTCGTCAGTTGCTGGTACGGGAAGTTGAAGCACAGCATCCGCTGATTGGCGTCGTCATCGACATAGCCGACGAAGATGCGATCCTGCATGTGCGCCGAGAACATCGTCGCCGGGTTGTAGGTCTGCCACTCGTCCTGCGTGAACCACAAGGAAGTCACGATCTGCACCTGGCCGCCCGCCACCGCGGCCATGCCCGACTTGGTAGCGAAGTAACACGCATTGCCGTCAGAGACGATGGAACGCTTCGCCAAGCCGGGGTAAATGCCGGCGAGCTTCTGGTTATACATCGTGCTCGGATCGGTGCCCGTCACCAGATAGGGGTTCGCCGTCGTCACTCCCACCACGTCAGTACCGGACAGGCCTACCCCCACCAGCGGAAAGTCGCAGCCGAACTGATACGCAGCCGGGAAGGCATGAGGCTGGTACGGTTCGGAGAAGCAGATCAAGGTGCCAGAGATCCCCACCAGCGATCCGGAAGGCGTGACGCGCAGGCACGTCAGATCGGCCGGCGGCGGCTCCCATCCATCAGTCAGCAGGTCGTCGCCGGGTATGTTCGCGTCAAGAATCGTGTCGTCGTAGGTCGTGCCCGAGATATTGTCGGCGACCAGTTGAAAGGCTCCCGTCGTGCCGGACGTGCGATAGAGGCGCCGCACCATACCGGAAATGTTCCACGCCACCGTTCGCGTCCAGGTGCCGCCGGAGATATAAGCGGTCGCGGAAGCGAGCTTGACCTTGAAGGTCGTCGCGGAAGGCACCGCGTAAATCGTGTGCGTCGTGTTCAGTTCCACCATGCCGACCACTGAGGCAACGGTGACCTGATCGTTCTTGCGCAGGTTGTGCGCGGCGGAACAGGTGACGGTGACGACCCCGGCAGAGAATGTCGCGCCCGTGATCGTCCCGGTGTTGAGCGGCAGCGGCGACATCGCCGTGATTGCCCATGTACCATCGACCTTGCCGGTGTAGACAGTCGAGATAGCCGAAGGCCCGGATTCTTCCCCGGTCGCCGGGTTGTAGTAGGTGTAGCAGTAGAAGCGCGAGACGGCCGCGCCGGTGCCGCCAGAATGGGAGACGGAAGGGGCCGCTGCCGGCCTTGGAATCCCCAGCGCGTAAGACACCTTCGGGTAGTCGAACAAGCCGCCGTTCGTGATATTGGCGTAGGTGCCGTAACGCGGGCAGACATCCCCCGTCCAGGCGAAGCGCGCATCGTTCTCCACGTCGAAGGGCATGCGCACACAGTCGGTATCCGCATCCCATGCGAGCCATTCATCCACCGCCGATCCATCCGAAGCCACATCCACCGCGTTGTAGATCGACAGGAACGGCCCTGGCCGATCCGGTTGTTGAGTGATGGGCCACACGCCGTTGTAGGGCGTCATTTCGCCCGACGTGAGCTTGAGGTTGTTCGCCGTCTGCCCCGCGTTGTTCGGCAAAGACCGTGGCGCGGTCTTCGGGATAATGCCGATCGGGTTCTCTAGCTTGATGGTGGGCATCAGAACTGCCTCGCTGGAACCGAGAAATCGCCCGTGTAACGCGCCACGCCTTTGGAGACTCGCACATCGTCGATGTAGCCGGCAAAAGCATTTGCGGCGGTTTGACGCGAGCCGATGCGGATATACGCACTGGCGAACGTGATGCTGCAAGTGAAGGTGAATTGCAGCACCCCGTCGATATAGACAGAGCACCCCGATGCAGCGGTTGAGTTCCTGACAACGGCGACGTGATACCAATTGCCGGTCGTCATGGTTGCGGCCCCTGATCCCGAAGTTGTCGCCGCCCCCGTTTGCTCGATGCTGATCTTCCCCTGCGCGGACGTGATGTGCTTGATCGACAGGTAGTTCGACGCATCGACAACGGCAAGCATGTCGTCTGTCGCATCGGCCAGCGCGGTGGCGTTGAGCCAGAACTCAATCGTGAATGTTCCGCTGCCGAGATCGTAGAACGCATTGGCGACGCTTGCCAGGGTGCTGATGTAATCCCCGGTTCCGTCGAACTTCGCGCTTGAGCTTCCAAACGGGATTCGTGACGCGGCTGTGTTCGCGGCATCCCCGGTATCGATCTGCGCATTCCCGGAAGCGGTCAGATTGAGGCCGGAAACGGCATCGGTGAAAGTCGTGCTCGCATCCGTGCCGTTCGCGTTGAGCAGCAGGATCGTGTCGCTCCAGGACGGGTCTTCGTAGCGGCTATCGGGGTACGGTGCGGATGGGACCGGGCACGTTGTCACATCAGGGGCATATCTGGCAATACCCGTGGTGACGCGAAAATCGTCTATGTACCCGTAAAAATATCTTAGTGCTCCGACGCTCCCTAAAGCGAACGTCGTATCCCATCCCGGAGATTGGAACGCAAAACCACCCGTAAAGGCTACCCGTGTTCCGTCCAGCCAAATAGCGGCCATCGCGTTTGTGCCGCCCATGTCAACAACGGCAACGTGGTGCCAAGTATTTAGGCTGACAATGCCGGCGGAAGATGTGATGGCCTGCGAAGTATTCGACCAGTAGCGTAAATCTCCGGCACCGACGGCGTTCATTTGTAGTTCGGTACTGCTGCTGCCGTTGTTAAAGATGCTCTGAACAGACGCATCATAGGTAGGGTAAAACCATCCCTCAATAGTGAAAGGTGTTGATGGGTTGGTGTTTGCCGGAACCGTCAGCACGCAGTCTTTGCTGCCGTCGAAATACAGGGCTGTGCCGCCAAACTTCTTCTGCGTCGTGCTCAACGCCGAGGTCATCGACGTGCCAGAGACATTCCCCTTCTCGTCCTTCAATGACGCAGCCGTTGTCGGCCCGTTCATGTGAAGGAGGAAGGCGACGCTATCCCAATACGGATCCGGGTTTCCGCGTCGCAAGCTGCCAAACCCCGCCAGGTTATTGAGCTTAAGCATCGCTGACGGTATCCGTGTAGTAGTAGAGGCGCACGCCGTGCAGGCGCGCATCAATCGCCATCGTGTCGGCGGCGTTGGCTGGCGCGCGGGCAATCTGGAAGATCACCGTGTCGAGCGGCTGCGGAGTTCCATTCACCGGGACCAGCGTTTCAATCGTCATATAGAGGTCGTTGGTCGTTCCGCCGGTATCGGTCACGGCCACGGCGGTACTGAAGGCCGCATCCAGTGCGTCATCGTCGGAAACAGCCACCGCAGAGATTTCCCAAGCCACGCCGAAGTTCGTTGTCGTCGCTGCGTGACTCCACACCACTTGCGCGGAGATCGCCCCTTCGATCCAGCCTTTCGGCATGGCGATCTGGAACTGCGCGAACTCCTGCGTCGTGGTGTCGAAATCTAGGGTGGAGATCATCACCTTGTTGGTGGCCGTCTCTACCGAACCCGCGGCAGCGCCGTTCGTCGTGCGCGCAACCATCGCGCCGGCAGGCACCCACGCCGTCTGCTTGGTGTATATCGCGGTGGTATCGGCGTCCGGACTCGCATAGGGGGCGAGCAGGACTTGCTTCGTCCCGGCAATGAAATTCACCGGCAGGTTGCTGTTGCTTGATTCCTGAACACCACGCCGGAGAGTAAAGGCCGCAACAGCCGGAGTGATGACGGTAGGCTGCGTTGTGTTCAACGCGGTGACGAATCGGCCGTTGCCGTAGGCATTGCTGTAATAGCCAGCGTCAGGGTCCGTGGATAGCGTGACAGCCGCCCAGGTTGTACCGCCGTCCTTTGAATAGGCCGCGCTGGTACCCGACCCAGGGAGGGCGATCAATAGGCCGTTGCCGTAGGTCAGACTGGCCGGAGTGACCGTTACGCTGCGCGAGGTCCAGTTGATGCCGTCGGGCGACGTGTAGCACAGATTCGTTCCCACCGCGACAAATCGTCCGCTGACGTAGCGAACGACCTTCCCCGCGCCGGGCATCGTGCGCGATGTCCACGCCGTACCATCCTTGGACGTGTAGTAGGTTGTCGTGCCGGTGGTGAGAACAAATGTTCCGGCGCCGAAGGCAATGCCGTAAGCGTTCGTTCCCGGATTGGCAGCGGTCCAGGTAACACCACTATCTTGTGAATACCGCGCTACGTTTTGTCCAATGTAGATTGCTACGTAATACCCGTTCCCGTAAGCAACGTCTATTGCCCCGGTGGATATGTTCGTGCGTCGCGTCCAACTTACGCCATCGGTAGAGGTGAAGATATATCCGCTATTATCACTCAACAAATACAAGCCGTTAATGAAAGTGGCGGTTAATTTGGGGCTCGTGTACCCCCCGGCGTCATACGTCAGCGATCCGGTTGTCCAGGTCACGCCATCATACGAATAGGCATAGGTCTGCGTTGCCCCGTAGGCCATGAACTTCGTGCCGTCGAACAGTACCGATTGAACCGTGATTCCTGCCGCGAGAGACAAGGAGTTTTTGATGCCGGCCGTGTTCGTCAGCGTGCCGATCCCGCTTTCCCAAGTCAACGCATCGGCGACACGGTAAGCCACCCGGATTGCGTTGCCATTCGCCGAGAGCAATGCGCCGGAACCCTTGAACGAAGCCAGCGTGAGATCGCCCGTTCCGGTCGTGGTAGTCGTCAAGCCAAGGTCGCGCTGTGTCGGAATCAACTCGGCCGACTTGCTCCCGGCAGCGAAACTCACCAGGCCGTTGGCGTTCGATGTGAAGTACGGCGTCGAGCGTGCGAGCTTGAGGGCCGTGACGCCAACGGGAGAGGTTATCGTTGCACCGTAGATTCCAGTTACCGAAAAAACAGAGCCGTTGCTTGTGACGCTGGAAAGGTATCCCGACCACCCGCTCGTCTGTAGCGTCCAGGTGATGCCATCTGGCGATGTAGTGATGTGTCCGGCCCCGCTTACCGCGACAAAAATACCACTGAAAAATCCAATCGCCAGCATTTGTGCTGCGCTCGTTACATCGGCGGCTTGATACCATGTCGTGCCGTCTACCGAGTACAAAAACACGCCGCCGGTGCCGACGGCCACAAAGCGCCCATTCCCGTAAGCAACACCGCTAAGTTGAGTAGCGACCGGACTTGTGCGCAGCGTCCACGTCACGGCAGAGCCGTCGGTGGAACTGGCGATCTTTCCAGCGGCGCCAACGGCAACGAAGGTATGTGTCGCGCCGATCAAGGCGTAAGCCACGCCGTAAATTATGTCCGCCGTGAACCCGCTGGTGCGCGAGGTCCATGACGCTGACAGCGCAGTAGCAGATGTAGAGAGCTTGGCGGTATCGCCGGCTACCACATAGACGCTGTTGCCATATGCGAGTGCGCGTGCGACGGCTGATGCACCCAGCGTCCCGCTGTAGGCCGTCCATGACAGTCCATCGGTCGACGTGGCGATCTTGTCGGCATAGCCGCAGATGACCCACTTCCCGCCGTAGAGTGCGGCAAGGATGTGATCAGTCGAGAATCCGCTACTGCGTTCCGTCCATGTGACTCCGTCCGGGGATGTCGATAGGGATGCGGTGTTTCCGGCAAGCACGTACAGAGAGTTCCCATAGGCAATGACCTGGCCTGCGTTGCCGTCCAGCTTGGTGCCCGTTCGCGCCCAGGTAATGCCGTCGGCGCTGGTGACCATGACCGATGAACCGCCCGCTGCGATAAAGTCGGTGCCGTTGTGGCCGATGCTGATCATCGATTGAGCGGTGTTCGATGTGGCGAGCGTCCAGGCTCCCTGTCCGTCGGCGTCGTAGGCGATTTTTCCGGAATCGCCAACGGCAACGAACAAGCCCTCGGCGAAAGTTATTGCCCTGATCGTAGTTGCGCCGAAGCCGCTGGTGGCAGAGGCCCACGTCGTGAATGTGCCATCCGTGGAGTACGTCGCCGTCCCCGATGCGCCGACAGCGACAAAGGTTGGCGTTGCGCTGACCAAGCCGTAGGCGACTGCAACAATCTGCGTCGCGCCGAAACCGCTGGTGCGGGTATTCCATGTCGTGCCGTCGGTGGAGGCGAACATCGCCCCGGCAGCGCCGCCTGCAATGAAGTAACCGTTGCCCCAGGCCATACCGTACAAGGCATCGCCGGTCGATTTGCGATTCGTCCAGGTAATGCCGTCGGTGGATGAGGCGATGTAGCCGGCTGCTCCGCAAATGGCGTAGGTCGTGCCGTTGTACGTCGCCGCCTGAATCGCGCCAGAGGCCATAGCCGTCGCCGCACTCGCCCGTTGCGTCCAGACAATCCCATCCGGAGAGGTTGCGAGTTTCCCGGAGGCACCGAAGGCGATGAACTGACTGCCGGCAAAGATGACGCCGTACACTACGCTTGTTGAAAACCCCCCATCGCGCAGCGTCCAGTTGATGTTGTCGGTACTGGAGAGCACTTTTCCGGCGTTACCTACAACCACGCGAACCCCAGCGCCGTAGGCCATGCCGTTAAGGGTTTGACCATCGAAGTCGCCGAAACTTTCCGTCCACGTCACGCCGCCGGTGTTGGTGTAGGTGATCGAGCCGGTGCCGACTTCGTACTCGGTCCCGGCGCTGTTCGCAATGCGGTAATCAACCGTATCGGTCTGGGCGGCGAGATCGTAGAGCGGAATCTCTGCGGTGTGCGGCGATGTAAGCAGTGCGTCACCGGTGCCCGTGACGGTCGTGGCGAATGCGGAAGGCGGAGCGCCCCATATCGGCGGAGCACCGACACCTTGGGACAGCATGACTTCGCCCGCTGTACCCGCATCGCCGGTCAGTTGAATCTCGCCGGTAATGTTGCCGCCAGCCTTTGCCAGTTTCTCGGTATCAAGCTCTTCCAGCGCGGCCTGTACGTTCGTTGCCGCGATACCGCCAGCGGCGTTGCTGGTGATGGCCGAGGCATTGTGCGCGCCTGCCGTCAGGCTCAGATGATTCACCACCGACTCGAACAGGGATGCAAGAGGACGGCACTCGACCAGATCGCCGGCCAGCCAGGAACGCGCCGACGTGCCAAGTTGGCCCCGCTCGATGGTCATCGCATCGGCCGCTGCTACTCGTGCGGTGACTTTGATGATCTCGATGTTGCCGATCGTGTCTTCAAACGTCAGATAGGTGTAATCCGGCGCCGTGATCTGAGGGAAGCGGTCGCCGTGTCCGGTCTGAACGGAAAGACTGGTATCGCCCGCGGTCAGCGGACCGGCGAGGGTCGACGTGGCGTTGTTGCTTGCTTTGTAGGCCATGACTAGGCGACTCCCTTGATCAGCGCAACGAAATCAGCCTTTAGCTGAGCGGCGCGATTTGAATTTACAGATTCGTCATCTTTCATCTCACACCAACCCACCACGCCAGAGACAAGCGCCGGCTGGTAGTTGTCGGAGACGGGAACGGGGTCGGTCAGCGTCAGCGTTGCCGGTGCTTCGGCGTACTGCACTTCGACGGATTGCGTGTTCTGCGCGGGCGGGGAAAGGTAGAACTTGAAGGGTGAGATACCCGGCATCCAATTCACCGCGGCGGCCGGCGTAGCGTTGTACCAGTCAGGACTGAAAGCATCCAGGACAGACTTGTCGGCGGGCAGGATCACGTTGCCGCCCACCACGCGGCGAACGTCGAGCACGCGCGCAATGCGGGTGAAAGCCGCCGTCTGCTCCGCGCCATTCGTGCAGGTATGCGAGCCGATCTTGGAGAACAGATCGGGGCGAACATCCACCATGATGTCGAGCAGCGTATTCACCCAGCCCAGCATTTCGGTATCGGTGTTGCGATAGCGCGTCGATACCGTGTCGTTGAGGATTCGGCGGGCTTCGGTGATAATGTCTTGGGGGGTCACGAACCGAATCTCCTTGGATGGGTTTCAGGCGAAAAGCCGTGGCCGCATGAACAGTGACTTGGTGGTGCCGCCCTTGAGTTTTCGATTGGCGGCGGCAAGAACTCCGGACTCGAACTTCGTGGTCCGATAGGTGGCAGTGGCTTCGTTGCTCCACGGCTTGCCTTGCTGCGCACACAAACTGGCTATGGCGCCAGAGGCAATCTGGATGTAGAAGGTGTCGGCGAGCGTCGCATCCATTTCTGTGGCGTCGCGCGTTGGGCAGACAGCCACTCTGACCGTGATCTCGATGTCGTCCGAGGCCGGTGCCGGCATGAGAACAAGCTGATTGTTCTCGTTCATGGCGTAGCGAACGGTGGTACCACTCCCAAGATCCACGACCGGAGCACCAACATCAACGTCGTTGTCCAGCGCAACAGGATCGATCGGCACGCCATTAAGGAATACCGCCGTCGGCATCACGAGATCCATGCCGGCGGGCAGCGTGAAAGCGTATTCGGCAACATCCGTGGCCGTCAGGAACACGGCCGGCTGATACATCCAGGCCAAGCTGCGGCGGCAAAGATCGATCGCCGCCGAGCGAATGGCGTGGATGATCAGCGGCTGCGGGCAACCAAGTACCTCGGTCGCGACTTCCGGAAGGAAGTAGGTGAAAGGTTTGGTTGCCATGGCCGATTACGCCCGGCCGAGAGGCAGAGCCGGCGACTTGACGGACATCGAGAAGCGGTTGACCTCGAAGCTCTCGGAGCCGTCTTCGGAAATCTGAGTGCGCTTGGAGTTGTTCAGGACTTCGTAGACCGGCAGCGGCACGGGGACATCGACGGCGCGCGGCACCATGAAGTCGTTGCCATTGACGGAAACGAAGACGCCGCCCTTCTCGTCGTCGCCCTCGCCCTTTTGCAGATGGATGGTGACGTGCGGGGCATCGGGGTGATTCATCGGCAGTTCGGCCGGCTTGGCGGTCTGTACGTCCTTGCTTTCCTTGCCGGCCTTGCCGACAGTAATGGTGCCTTCCATGTGGTTCTCCTTTGGAATTTGGAATGAAAAAGGCCCGCCGAAGCGGGCCTTTCGCGGTGCTGCGCTGGATTACAGGTTCACGGCCACCGGAACGGCGCCAATGTCCTTGTAGGTCGGCGTGACGTTCGCTGCGCCCAGGTCGGTCGTGCCGGCCAGGAAGGTCGCGGCGGTATGCGGTGCCACAGAAACGACGCCAACAGGACAGATGCCATCCGGAACCGGGGGCAGGAAGTTGCTGGTGTAATCGTGCAGCGCGGACAGCGCCTCGTAGCGAGTCGGCAGACCATTGAAGTCCTTGACCTCGCGATAGCCGCGGTACTTGGTCACACCATCAACCACCTCGTCCTTGAACAGCGTTCCTGCGTAGGACGACACGGTGCCGCCGACGTTGAGGCCAATCAGGTACTGCCGCTTGTAGCCGACAGGCACCACCAGGTTGTCACCGACGACACCAAATGCGATGTTGTCAGTAATAGCCTTGCTGGTGAGAACGCCATCGACCATGTACGCCACCGCAGCGGCGAACTTGATCGTTCCGGCGTTGGTACCTTCGGCGAGACCGCCGGCACTAAACGCCATCGTTTTCTTTTCCATTTGAATCTCCTTTGCAGAAATGAAAAAGCCCGCTGGGAGCGGGCTCTTGTTTGCAACAGTTTCGATGAGATGAATCAGGGCATGTCAGGCCAGTGTCTGTTGCTCTTGCTGATGTTCTGCACTCGTATCCGAACGGGGCGAGACAAACATCAGAAAGTTACGATGAAGCAATCAGACTAAACGACCTAACTGACTGATTACACTGGCGCTGCAGATTCCACGCGGCACATAAACGCATCATTGAGGATCTTGGCCGCCTTCATCATCTTCCAGCCCACCGAGCCCGTCTGGCCCAACTCGTCGCCGGGAGCCGGCTTCGGGTTGCGCACCGTCGGCGTGATGGCGAACTCGCCACGCAGCGCCACGTTGGCGTAGGAGTCGCGGCCGAAGATGATCACCGGGAACACGTCGCAGTTGGTGCCGGTCGTCGAGATCAGCGTACCGCCTGCAACACCGTTGCCGATGTCAGCCCAGCCGGAAACGAGGGTGTGGTACAGGAAACGGACTTCGTTCCATGCGCCGATCTCGGTCGGGTAAGGCGTGATCTGGCCGTAATCCTTGGCATCCTGGAAGCCGGTCAGCGCGCGCACGGCAGAGATCAACTCGGCCGGAACGATGGCGATGAATGACGGATGGACGCTTTCGGTACCGTAGGCAGCGGTCGAGCGAACGCGCGACGTGACCTTGCCGGCGTTCTGCTTGAGCAGGACGCGAACCACGCGCTTCATTTCGGCATCGGTGAAGACGGTATTGACCAGCGAGCGCGACACCACATTGCCAGCATAGATCACGTTGGTTCCGGCCTTGAGCTCGTTGATAACGATCTTCTCGCTCATTTCGGCGGCCTGCTGCGAGAGCACGTCGAGCGCGCCTTGCAACACGGTATCGTCGGCGGTGTCGAGAACCACGTCGGAGATCGGAACGAAATCGCCATACTGCTTGATACGCACACTGATCTTGGTACGGGTCAGCTTGCGGCCGGCGGGGCTTACGCCTTCGACCAGTTCCGTCGGATCCGACGGCAGGGCGTTGTAGCGGAAGAAATTGAGCAGGGTGGTGCCATGCTCCTTGAGGGACTGCGCCTGACCGAATTGGTCAAGGATGAGGGTCGGCATTCCGCGCTCAAGCATCTGCTTGCTTACGGAACCGGCCACCTCTGGCGAAATGTCGCCGTAGAGAGTTGCGGTTGTAGCCATTTGAATCTCCTTTGGGTTTGGGTACTGCAATGAAAGAAAAAACACCCATCAGCAGATCAAGCGTGCCGCCGTATGCCTGCGTTCTTCGAGCATCTGGCGGGGAATTTGCGGCGTCCATGGACGTGTCGCCTCCCCACCGCTCTCCGTGCCTGGCGCGTGGTACTTTTTGCTTGTCGTTCTGATTGCCCGGGTAATTGAATCGCCCACCCGGGGATGGCGAAAAACTGGTTTTAGGCGTTGAAGCCGGCCCGGAAGCGATCAACTTCATTGCCGGCGGCAATGGCATCGCCACCCAGCGACGGCGCCCGGCCACCGGCGGAGCGAACCCCGGCAGCCGCATCGAGCGCATCGGCGTCGTAGCGCGAGTTATCATTGCCTTCGGTGCTCAAGGTCTTCTTGAACTCGTTGAGCAGCTTCACGATCTGGCGAGCGGTACCGCTTTCGATGATCTGCATCGCGGCGGCCTTGGCTTCTTCGTCCATGCCCTCGATAAACGCCCTGAATTCTTCGGACTCGGCGATTTCCTCGAAGTCTTCATGGACTGACGAGATCATTTCCTTGTGGACCTGTCCAAACGCGCCGCGCACGCCCTCGATCACTCCGTCGACTTGCTCGCGGATTTCGGCGGTACTCTTCGCGACCTCGCCTTGGGTAGCGCCGGAGGCAACCACCTGGATCAGTTTCACGAAGTCCTCGCCGAAGTCGGCCGTCAGCGTGCTTACCGCCTCGTCGTAGGTCGGCAGTTTTTGGCTTTCGATCTCGGCGGCGCGGGCATCAAGTTCATCGGCCCTGGCCTTGAGTTCCTTTTCGCGGGCGGTCAGGCGACCGTTCCAGCTTTTCTCGGACTGGTTCATTTCCAGATCGCCGGCCTCGGCGGCGGGAGCCTCTACCGCAGCCCCCTCTTCGGCGGCAGCAGCGGCGGACGCATCACCGGCCTCACCAGCGTCGGACTTGGCATCGGGCGCACCGATCGCCACCACGACAGCGGGAGTGGCCTCGCCGCCAGCCGCCTCGCCTTCCATTGGTGTATCCATCGGAGCGGCCTCGCCCATCGGCATTTCCTGACCCTTGATCGTTTCATCCTCTTCGCCGCGGAATCCCTTGGCGAAGCCTTGTTGTGGTGCATTCATCGCGCTTCTCCTTCTCCGGGAAATCCCGGGTTGAGCCCGACGAGCGGGCAATGAACCGTCAGCCTAGAAACAGTCCGACGGCCTTGATCTCTTGTTCCATGAGCCCTTTGCGGATGCGCTGAAGCTGCTCGGCTGCCGCACGAATAGCCTGGATGTCCTTCTCGACGCAATCGAGTCCCTTGGCCTGGTAGCCGGAAATCATGGTTTCGACCAGATCCAACACTTTCTGCCGGGCGCTCTCGTCTCTCCGAATTTCGGCGAGCGCAATCAGCGCAGAACTTCGCGCATCGTCAAAATGGATGGGCTTCATTTACTGTTGTGGCGGCAGGGCTTGCGCTTGTTGCGGTTGCGGCGGGAACATTTCGTTTTGCTGCTCGGCCGGCGGCAGCAGGGATTCCTGCTCGGGAACCGCCGGCTGAACATCGGTCCAGCCCGCCTCTTGCAGAATCATGTCGCCGACCGGCGCAATCCCCGGTGCCTGCGCCACCATTCCGGCGGTTTGCATGGCCTTGGTAATGGCCTCAACACGCCTGTCGATCGTCTCGGCCGCCTTGCGTTCGGCCTCGGCCATGATGTCCGCCGTTTTCGCGGCAAGCCCGGCGACTTCGTTCCGCAGCTTCTCGACGCCAAGTTCGGCAATCGCCTGGTTCAGTTGCGCCTGCATCTGTGCCTCGGGGCTGTTCGATTGCTCGGCGGCCTCGTCGTCGGTCAGGACGATCTCTTCCATGTCGTTCGCCGCCGCCTTGGCGCGGACCAACTCGCCCCACTTAATGAAAGGCCGTTCTTCCGGCTGCAGGGTCGCCGAGAACTGCGCCATCATCTGACCGCGGAT